CTTAAACACAATCTTACCTTCTTCGCACACGACAACGGCACATTTGCCGACACCGAAGTCGCACCTGCCCTTCAAATAACACTCTGTAATCATATCTTTAAAGTTTAGAATGGTACTACTGAATCATTTGCAGCCTCAAACGGCAGATTTGAACTGACATCTTCTTGGAACATAGTCTGCTGAATGCCAATATCATTACGCCAACCATAGACAAGATTCTCGTCAGGTTCGTTCTTAAATCGCCTGCTCTCCATCTCATAGTATATACCGCAAAGTAAGTCCTGTGCGCCCATCATACGATTCTTGCAGACCTCAATAACATTTCCGTATTGCTTGTACGAGTTAATCATACTGCCATATACTTCTTTCCCTAAACGTAGAAAGTCTGCATTCACACGATGGATGATAAACACATTATCCACGGCATCAGTAATATTGGCCGTACCACTAATATCATTCTTTCTCAAAAATGCATTCGATTTACGGGGATGTGCTACAAGAATGATATGCACTTTGTTGTCCTTAGAAAACTGACAAAGTTCCTGAACAAGTGTCTTTTGTTTCTTATTTGTGTCACCTTCAAAGATGTCAATATCCATGCTCATAAGATTGTCAAGCACAAACACCCGTACACCTATTGAAAGCAATTCTTTCATATCAGAAAAGATTTGTTCCCATTTGTTTGTGTACTTGTTGTTATACAGAAAGAAACGACCATCAAGCCATGAATCTATTTGTTCAGCTATATCATTTGGAACATACCAGAAATTTCCGTACTGAGAACGACGTAAATAATTCTTTCCAGCAATTACCATCTGAATCCATGTCTTTAACACATCGGCACGTAGTTCACCACTCCACAAAGCAAAAGGATAACCCTGCTGCACGATATTCGCCAACAGCGTATTAAGCCATGATGATTTACCTGAACTGTTTGAGCCTGACACTATAGTAACCTCGCATAGAAACAATCCTTTTATAGCATCGTCAAGTTTTTTAAATCCCGTTTTAACACGTTCTATATCTTGTATGTTTACTTTCTCAATATCTTTCAAGGACAACCACTTCTTACCCAATTCGCTGTTCTCAGGCAATATCACACGTTGTGGTGTTGATGGCTGTGGTACTGAAACAACCCTTGGTTGATAAACAGGTCTGTCGTAGGCTCCTGGTTCATAGAACGTCCTGAAATTAAACCATGTCCTGCCTGCACAATGAGAATGAGTGCAGTTAAAAGTAATTTTTCCGTCGCCATCAAGAAACAAGGCACTATCCCATTTCTTTTTGTCGCTATGCTGATCAACCCAAGGGCAATACTCTAATTCAAACTTCGTACTACCACCATCCTGCTTCTCTTTATATACTATGCCATATCGTGTAAGCCATGACCGCAAATCAAATTGACCGCCACTATTATACTGCCTGTACCCTCGATTCTGAATTTGCTTAGGCTCTTCCTTTGGAACTAAGTCAGCCAAAGCCTTAAAGCATTCTATTGGTGCAGATAGCAATTCCTGTGGCACATATAGTATCTTAGACTCACGCCAAGGCCTATCAGGTATGTTCGCACCCTTCTTTGCTACCGTAGAATATAACTTGCAAACACGGGCAAGATTGAAGTTTTTGAGATCAACATCAACCTTATCGTCAGAGAACTGCTGACCAAGATACTGAAAGAATTTCTTGATAGTCTCAGTCGTTTCTTCATCATTCGGAAGATCAACCTTGTACTGAAGATGTACTCCGTTTCCAGAATTGCATATCACGCAGTCAGGAAACCCATGCTGAAGAAGAAAGTAATAAACCTCCTTAGCCTTGGACATGGCATAGTCGTACTCCTCCTGACTTGAGTTCGTTCCCGATTTGCGTACAGGGTCAAAGTCAACCATTACCCATTTTCGCCTGACTATATCATTGTCATTCGTTGTTATCTTAGGAGACTTGATTATTCGCTCACACTGTTGTCTGCCATAACACGATTCATCTATCTGATTAAGAACAAAATACAGTTGCTCGTCATCCATGTTGGCATAAGGCTCAATAGAGCTTATCAGGTTATCCAGAGACTTGAAATAGCCAGAATAGCTGAACCTGCCAAGTATTCTTACCTCTGTGAAATTGCCGTCACCAACAAAGACGTCCCACCATTTCTTTATCTGTTCAAGATTAGCCATCATCAATCACCTCCTTAAACTATCACCGATTGACTTAACAGACTTAACTATCGACCTAAGTCTGTCAAGCGTCCTTAACCCGTACCTTTCGCCGATCTCACTTGGTGTTAGGTTGGTTGTTAGTATCAAAAGCCGTTTTGTTTTCTCTGCCCTATCTATCAATTCAGAAACCAAATCATGTTTTTCTCCATAATCATTGATAACACTTTCAGTACCTATGTCGTCAATAAGCAGCGGTTTCTCATTCCACATCAATTCAATATTGCCTATTTCATTCCGGAATGTATCTCCAAGGTCAATTGCATCATACTGATTATAATCAACCTTGAGATAGTAGGTAAATATCGCAGGAATCACTTTCTGGCAGACAACCGTCTTACCACGTCCGTTTGAACCATAGAATAACAGACCGCGCCCCTTGTTATCTGTAAGCCATTTTGCAATCTCGTCATATTCAGGAAGCCACTCATAGTTTCCACCTAAGAAGAATCGCAACCCTCTTTTCAATACCTCATTAGCGTTTGGAAGAGAAATTTTGACCATCTCTTTCCTTTCACCCCAAATTTCGTTTACCTCCATAGCCTTAAATATTTTACCAAGTTTCTGCGTCTATATACTTCTGTTGTCCTTCATCTTTCTGAATAAAACCCAAAGGAAGCGATTCGACTTTCAAAGGGAAAAGACCTGAATAGTTGTTAGACATCGACTGCTCAACTATCATTTTAGCTTTTAAAGGATTATTGCCACTCATTTCAACAAGTTTCTTATATAGCGTTTTAAAACCTGATGGCTTATAAGACTCCCTGCGTTCTTTTTTGTATTGCAACCAAGTTTTTACAATATCAGAATACTCTGGAGCTACGATTGAAAAATCAAGTTCGTTTTTCTTTTCTAACTTTTCTTTTTCTTCTTTCAGTTTTTTGTTTTCATCTTCTAATGACGAGATTGTTCTTTCAAGTTCTGAAAGACGGGAAACAAGTTCTTCTTCTTTCTTTTTAGATACGATAGTATCTTTTTCTTTTATATTATTTTCTTTATTATTATATATATCTTCTTGTTGTTGTTCAATCTGTTGTGCAGTTTTTGAGGGTGTTTGTTGTTCAATCTGTTGTGCAAGGTTTAGTCCAAATTTAATGGAAATGATAGTGATTAAGCGGCTTTTCTGTTGTTCAATATTTCCTATCTTCTGTTGTTCATTTAGATATTTACGGACTGTATTCCTACTCCATTTCCAACGTGCTGCCAACTCTTCTTCTGATTTGGCTAATTGACCAGCCTTTATTTCAACAACCTGACCCCTCTTTATAAATTTCCTGTCTTTCCACGCAGCAAGCAGACACAAATCCATATAAGCCTGCGAACGTGTAAAACGCTCTGAGAAATAATCCTCAGAATCCATCAACTCTTTGCTCAACATAGAATAACCTTTACTCATATCCGACATAATTAACAAATCCGACAAAAGCAAATGAGGGAGGGGTTGTCGGATTACCCACGTCACTCAGGAGCTACCATGAGTTATCCCTCGTTTGCAAAGTTACCTCTTAAAAATACGAGTTATCTTGAACCCCAGAAATATCTGAGAAATTATTTAATATCATGTTGCATGAGCGCAGCAAAGGGATCAACCTCCTCGCTCATACATGTATCTTCGTCTTCTTTTATTGGCAGGTAGTACTGGCAAGGCTCATAGCACATCAGGAAGTCCATCTCACTCCAGATATGCTTGTAATGGGCATAGATGTCTACATCGTAGTACCTGCAGTTATCTCTCTTTTTACAAGCCTTCTCACAATAATCACTTGATAGGCATATCCCTAAACAATAGTAGAACATTACAATTTCTTTTCGTAAAAAATCCTCATCTGGCTTTTCGACTACACATCTTCATATTTCTATCCTCCTAAAGATTTTAAAAAGTGCCCCGCCACTGCAGGGCCGTAAGCGATTTACATTTAAAAAAATAATATAATCAAAAAAACTTAATGGAAAGAACGTCTCACGACGTGAAAAAAAATAGTAGTGTGAGGCTCAACCAAGAACCTCACACTTGAAACGGCTACTGACCAACTTAACAGCCTCTCAGAACGGCAGATTGCCCTGTTGTCCCTGCTGTGGAGCAGGTTGCGGAGCTGGCTGAGGCATTGGCTGCTGAGGAGGAAATGGCACACCCCCTGGTGCGGGCTGTGGTGCAGGTTGTGGTGCAGGCTGAGGTGCAGGAGCCTGAGCTGGGAACGGCTGCTGCGCATACTGCTGCTGTGGAGCATACTGAGGCTGAGGTGCATACTGGGTTTGCATCTGACGTTCAACCTTCCAGCAGTCGACGGAATTGAAGTAGCCTCCATTACGACTTTGCTGACAGGTTATGTTAAGATGTACAGTTATCATCTCGTTCTGCTGAATAGCGAACTGTTGTAACTTGTCTGAACCGAATACTCGGAAGCACAGACTCTTGGGGTACTGGCCTTGCTCGTATGTCAGGACAAACTCCTGCGACTGCCAAGGCTGACCAGATCTCTGACTAACGCCCTGATTGGGCGGCATAACTTGGGTTATAATACCCGATACTACAAAATCCATAATTTTAACGTTAAAATTTATTTAGAACCATTTAAGTTGTTGCTCAAACTCATCCCTCTTTACCTCTGGGATGAAATAGTTGAAGATGACATCCTTAGCTCGCTCATAGAAATCGGAGAAGTCGGTCTC